CTGTCAAGCCCTGACGGGTTCCGTGGCGGTGCGGACGGGGTTCCTGCGGCACAACACGATTCTCGCGGGATGCTCGCTGGATGGGCATGTGGACAACTTCGCCGGCATCGTGGAGATCAAGTGTCCGAAGTCGGCTACGCACCTGAAGTACTGGCGCGGCCCCGGCAAAGCGCCCGAGGACTACATCCCGCAGATCACGCACAACCTGTGGATCACGGGCGCGCAGTGGTGCGACTTCCTGAGCTTCGATGATCGCTTCCCCGAGAACTTGCAGACGTTCCTGGTGCGCGTGACACGCGACGAAGTGGACATCGACGGCTACGAAAAGAAGGCGCTGGCGTTTCTCGCGGAAGTGGAAGCGGAGACGTTGGCGATCAAGACACAGACCGAAGGAGTGGCGGCGTAATGGCATACGAGAAGAATCCAGACGAGTTGGGCGCGTTGTGGCTCAAGACGGGCGGCAAGGGCGAGTACATGACGGGGATGATTAACGGGGTCAATGTGTTCTGCACACCGACCAAGAGCGACAACCCGAAGGCGCCGACGTGGCGCGTGATGAAGTCGAAGCCGAAGGACGCAGCGGCGGTGCCGACCGTCCCGGTGGCGGACATCAGCGACATCGACGTTCCTTTTTGATCATGGGTGCCTCCAACTGGGAAGGGCTGGCCATCCCCAAGCCGCCGCCGCGCTGGAAAGACAAAGCCAAGAGAGCCGCCGAGAACACGCGCATTCTCAAAGCGGCCTACGCCAAGGTCGATGCCCGTGACTCGCATTGCTGCCGGGTCTGCCACAAGCGCGTGGGTGGGATCGGGATGCTGTATGCGGCCCATCACCACCACCTGGTGTACCGCTCTCGTGGCGGTGAGGACGAGACGAGCAACATCGTGACGCTGTGTGTGGCCTGTCACCACGCGCAACACAACGGCGAGATTCGCCTGAGCGGGAACGCGGACAGCCGGAATCAGGTCGGCGTGTTGAACGGCGTGAAGCTCGAGCGCGGGACCGATGCGGGATGGAAGCCGGAGGGCTATCGGTGACCTTCGTGGGGCTGGTGACTGAAGACGGCAAGAGGTTGTTGCTGGATTTCCCGGACGCCTTCAAGGCGTTCTATCAGCAGTTCGCCGGCCATGAGGTCGAGATCGAGCTACGCAAGCGGCGCACGAAGCGAACGCTGAAACAAAACGCCTATCTCCACGCGGCGATTAAGCCCTTCGCGGACCACTGTGGCTACACGGTCGAGGAATTGAAGCTGGCGCTCTTGGGCGAGTGCTTTGGGTATCACCAGGTGAACGGCGTGACGTTGCCGGTGAAGCTCCACACGTCGGAACTCTCGACGCAAGAGTTTGTCGAGATTACGGAGCTACTGATTCAACGGGCGGCGGAACAGGACGTGCTGATTCTGTATCCCGAAGAATTTAAGCGGGAGAAGGCGAAGGCACGGAAGCATGCGGCGAAAGCGGCCTGAGCGTTGAGATGGAACGAGCGGTGTGTCCAAAGACCGCCATCGCCCGGCACCAGCGATCGCAAGCATCGCTCGTTCCTTCTGAGCGTGTAACACCAAGGGTTTCTCAACGCCTCCGAGCCAAGCCGGGAAGCAGTTAACGAAGGCACGGCACCGATGTAGAAGCTCCTAAGGCTTTGGGGGTCGGTGGCAGGGGGTGTACCCCTCGGGCGTTGAGAACGTAAGGAGTTTGGCGGGTTCGGTCCCGATTCCTCTTATCGAGAGAGGGTGATGGGCGAAGAACCGGACCCGCCGATTGATTGGCCGTCTGACACCTCCGGCCAATAGCGGTGTTGCCCCGAGCCGCGGCTCATTCGGGGCGCTTAGTTGACGGATTTTCTTATGAAAACACTTTCGGGATGTGATACGTTAAGGGGCAGAACGCAAGCGTTTGCCGCGCTTACGTTCCCGTCAACCAGCAGAGGTGCCTGCGTGATCAACGTTGCCCGTCCGTATTCTATCCTCACGGCGTCGTCGGAGTCCTTCCGATGACCTGGATCAAGCTTGAAGACTCCGTAGCCGACCATCCCAAGATCGCGGGATTGTCCGATCGCGCCTTCCGCTGGTGGATTCGTTCGCTCTGTTATTGCTCAAGATTTCTCACTGACGGCGTGATTCCCGGAGTGTTTTTGGTCGGCGTGAAGCCGAATATCCGAGCCGAATTAATCGCGGCAAAACTCTGGATTGAGCGCGACTCCAGGCTAGAGATTCACGACTACCTGCAACACCAAACCTCACGCGCTCAAGTAGAAGCGGAGAGGCTACGGAACCGAAACCGCCGCAATGCTTCCGGTCGTACCGCCGGTACGGCCACTGGTACAACCGCCGGTGGTACCGAAGAAAAACCGCGACCAGAGAACAGAGAGCAGATACAGAGAACAGATACAGAGAACAGAAAGAGCGTAGAGCGCGCTCCCGTTCAAGGCTCTGGCGCGTTTGCTCCGAACTCGCTGCCTCGGGATCACATGCACCACGCGCTCTGTGGCCCGTCGATGCTGATCTGCCTCAAGACGTGGGAATACAACACCCTCGCCAAGCAGTTAAACAACCCGGACGTACATGCGACTCGGGCGGTGATCTCGCAATTCGTGGAAGTGCTGGAAAAGGGCGTGACGCCCAATGAAAGCATCGGCCCGTTTTCGTGGGTCGAAAAGAACTTCCAGACCTACCTGAAATCGATCGGCAAGGCCCCCGCGCCGTTGATCACGGCGGCGAAGCCTCGCGGCGTGGCGGAAATTCTCGCGGAGCGTGAAGCGGCGAAAGGCAAGGCGTCATGAACGCGGCGGACTTCGATACGCAATTTGATCGGCTGACGGGCCACTTCCATTTGCCGGTGGATGCGAAGCGCGAGACGGTGGCGATTGACTGGTTCAAGGCCGTCGAGCATTACCACGCGGACGCCTTGGAGCGGGCGGTAACGGAGTTGATCCGCTCGGCGCAGGATCGGTATTGGCCCGCGCTCGGCAAGTTATTGACGGCGATTCAATCCCGCTTCGACAAGTACGAACGCACGAGCGGGAAGTGCGGCACCTGTCACGGCAATACCTGGATTGAGGCATGGCCGCTGGTCTATGACGGACGGCTCTACGAGATGCACTCTCGTTGCCCCGATTGCGGCATTCCAGCGCCGGAGATGAAGAAGCCGAACCCGCATGCGCGACCGGCGACAAAGACGGAATACGAAGAATGGAAGGCGCTCCGATTCTCGCGGGACACCATGCCCGAATGGGCGAAGGCGAAGCCGTGGAAGTCTGAAGCGGCCCGCCTAAATCACCGCGCCGAGATGCGCGCCCAGTTTGAACGGCTCGGGCGGAAATTGTTCCCCCACATGTATGGGAATGACGCGGCGTGAAGTTGATGCAGAAGTTTGATCGTCGTCTTGCGGAGCGCAGAGGCCGATGACTGACTACACCGTTAAGTTCGACGGCACCAAAAAAGGCGAATGGGGCAAATACATCTTCGGCCCCAATCATGCCCAAGTGCAGCCTCAGCCTGTCTCCCGTCACTACGGGATGACCACGGCACGAGTCAGAGCCTTGCGAACCGACGCGAGATTTCAAGACTGGTTCACCATCGCGGACGTGAAAGCGGCGACAGGTTTTGATGCCGCTCAAACGAATTCAGCGCTGACTAACCTGGGTAAATCAGGTGACTTGATCCGGGAGCGAGAGATTACGCAACGTTCTAATCGCTGGGGTCAGGCGCAACGGTATCGATTCACGAGGTGACAAATGGGCGCTAAACCATCACCTGAGCGTAGTAGCTGGATTGCGATGCGGAAGAGATGCCTTTCGCCGTCCCATAGGTTTTACGCCTACTACGGTGGGCGCGGCATCACAGTGTGCGATCGATGGCGCGATTCGTTTGAGAATTTCTACGCCGACATGGGGCCGCGTCCGTCGATTCATCACTCACTGGACCGCATCAACAACGATGGTCATTACGAGCCTTCAAATTGCCGATGGGCGTCAGATGAAGAGCAGCGAAACAATCGCTCATGTAGCCGCTATATCGAATACGCAGGCGATCGTCTCACGGTGTCGCAGTGGGCGCGTCGGCTTGGATTTAGTGACGAAATGCTGCTTGCTCGATTGCGTCGTGGTTACACGGTAGAGCAGGCAATCACTCAACCCATGCACACCAGGTTCCGCGCTCCAACCCAAAACGGTGAGCAGATCGCGGCGTCAAAGCTCACGCTCGCTCAGGTGCTGGAGATTAAGGCAGTTACCGGCCACGGAAATGTCACCAAGATCGCGCGGCGACTAGGAATCACGATCGGGCAAGCCTCAAAGATTCGGCACGGGAAATCATGGAGCCATGTGGCATGACCCAACAGCCCTTGATCCTGCTCGCGGTCCACGATGCCGCCCAGAAGCTCACGGGAGCCTTCCTGAGCGCACTTCACGACGGTGGCTGGCATAAGGGCCGGGCACTGTGCGCGGCCCTCCAGACGGACGAGCGCACGATTCGGAAGATTGCCGACCAGAGCCGTGGATCAGTGATCTCGAGCGACAAGGGTTACAAGCTCACGGCGTTTGCCACGGTGGAAGAAGTGGATCACGCGGAGCGGCGGTTACTGAGCCAGGCGCGGAAGATGACGGAGCGGGCCACGGAGATTCGGCGGGCGCGGAATCAGGGCGGGAGGGCGGCGTAATGCCTTCATGGTCGGTGCCCTTCGATCAGCAATGCCGGCTGGCTGGTTTGCCTGAGCCGATGGCCGAGTATCGCTTCCATGAGACGCGCAAGTGGCGGATCGACTGGTGCTTCGTGGCCGAGAAGATCGCGCTCGAGGTTGAGGGCGGCATGTTCATCGCGGGCCGGCACTCTAGAGGCGCGGGCGCGGTGAAGGACATGGAGAAATACAACACGCTGGCGTGTATGGGCTATCGGTTGATCCGCGTGACCCCGAAGCAGATCGCCAACGGGGAAGCGTTGAACTGGGTGGATCGCATTCTGAGGAAAGCCGCATGAGTCCCTACGCGCAGTCCAATGCCTGTCTGGAATGCTTGATCCGTCCGCGCAAGCTGGCATCACGGACTGGCAGATGTAGTCGTTGCACCAATCAACGGCGAGGGAAGAGACGCGGAGGGGGGAAGTGAAGCCGTTGGCTATTGACCTCTTTTGCGGCCTTGGCGGCTGGACGGAAGGCTTGCTGGCTGAAGGTTACACCGTGGTCGGGTTCGACATTGAGCGCCACGTCTACGGGCAGCATCGGTATCCCGCGCAGTTGGTGTTGCAGGACGTGCTGACGATTCACGGCCGGCAGTTCAAGGACGCTGATCTGATTGTCGCCTCGCCCCCATGCCAGGAATACAGCTACATGGCGATGCCGTGGTCGATTGCGAAAAAGAAAGCCGCGGAATACCGGGATGGGACGCGCAACAAGGCCGATCTGACGGCCCTGTTCGATGCGTGCTTTCGGATTCAGCAGGAAGCGGTCGAGGCGGCAGGACGGCATATCCCGCTCGTGGTGGAGAACGTGCGCGGGGCGCAGGAGTGGATCGGGAAAGCTCGGTGGAATTTCGGCTCGTTCTATCTGTGGGGGGATGTGCCGGCGTTGATGCCGATCCGGAAGGCGATCAAGAACAACGCTGCCGAGGGAATGAAGTTGCGCGATGTTGACGGATTCGAGCGGACCCACCCAAACGCCTTCGGATGGAAGATTCCCGCGACATCATCGGGCAGCCTGGCGCGAAAAGCGGCATCAGCGCAGATCGCCAAAATCCCGCTCGTCCTCTCGCGTCACATTGCGAAGGTCTACTACCCGGAGCGTGCCGCATGATCCTCGCCCTGATCCCCTTAGTGATGGGCTTACTCGGTGGGGCTATTTACGGTGTCTGGTTATCCGCCGAAGAAGCCAAGGCCGAACGGCAACAGCTTCGGAAGCGTGAACTGGATGCGGCCTTAGACCTGACGCATGAACTTGGTCAACATGGGCCGAAGGGCTTTGATCGTCAACGGAGGATGAGTTGATCCTGCACCTACTGAAACACGGCCAGTCCTCGCATGAGTTCCAGAACGGCAGAGACGCGGCCGGCAAGCTCACCCAGGAATGCGTGTTGTGCGGCTACACGCGCCTGGTGTTAGCGGAGGACGTGGTGATTGGCCCCGCGCATACCTTCAAACCAGATGCGGGGGCGAGAACGAGTCTCAAGGCGCAACGGGTGCCCAAGGATAACGTCCGAACGTGGAAACGGAGCGAGAGGTAACAGTTTGCGAGTCATCAGTTACGGCGGCGGTGTCCAATCGACGGCCCTTCTGGTCTTGGCGTCCCAGGGCGCTCTCGGTCATGTGGATGCGGCCCTGTTCGCCAACGTCGGTGACGCGCAGAACTGCGATGAGTTACAGCATCGCATCTTCGGACTTACTCCAGCCCCAGTGGGAGAAGACCAATGACGTTCACGATTCCCGGCTGGATGATCGCTGTGTTTGTGACGCTGGCCCCATTCCTGGCGCTGCCTGTGTTGAATTGGAAGTTTCGTGCGCGAGGCTCTTACGATTTTACACCTGTGATCGGATTAGGCCTGTTCCTGATTATCGCTGCCGCCTGTTGGTCTGGTGTGGCTGTGTGGGTGGTGATGGGCTGGATGAAATGACTATTGAACAGATACGACGACTCGCGTGCGATTGCTCCGGTCCTGAGTTTCACCAAACAGGCAAGTCGGCGTGCGCGATCTCGATTCTTTTGAATCAGGTCGGGTGTGCTGAGGGCGTGAACGAGCGCCGCGAGTCTAGCGGGATCACTCCCGAGCGCAGCGAAAAGATCACACTCTCAAATCAGGTATCTGATCCTGACCAGGCGATCCAGCAGGCGAGAGAGAAGCTGAAGGCCGCAACATTGGAATGGGGTGGCGAACCCTACGATGAAGCGGTCGGGCCGTCCGTGGACGCCCTCCTTGCTGCCTCCCGCGCCTCCCTAGAGGAGGAGATCAAGGTCACGGAGCATTTGGCCGCGATGTACAAGAGCGTGCTGGATGAGATTCCAGAATGCCCGGCGCATGGTTCGTGCGTGCCTCACGCGATCGACTGGATTCGCAAGCGGTTGGGGGAAGCGGCTCTCCAGTCCCGCGCCTCACAAGACTGGCAGGACATCAGCACAGCGCCGAAGGATGGAACATGGATTCTGGTTCAGACGCGCCAGTCGTGCCAGACCGAATACGCCGGGCCAGTGTATTGCACCCGATGGGCCACGGACGGCTGGCTAAACATCAACGAGTGGTGTAGCCCGAAGTTCTGGATGCCGATCCCCCCGTCGATCAAGGAGACGACCTAGATGAGCGAACAGACCTATTTTAAAATCTCGGACCTCCGCACGATTCGTCACGTCACGACGATGCTGCGAGAGGTGATCCCAGAAAACAACAAGCATGTGCCACGCGAGGAGTATCAGACCGTCATGGCCCTGCTTCACAAGTGGCAAGACGAGCTATTCGCGCAGCATCTAACGAGGGTTCGATGACGCTCCCTAAGATCGCCCGACAAGCGGCATTGGAGGAATACATCCGGCAGACGCCGGACAGCCAGCATGAAGTAAACCTCGATCTCATTGCTGAGCGAGTCGCCGTGGCCGTGCTTCAGGAGGTCATGGCGTTCGTGCGCGACCACGCCGCCTTCGAGAACCATGTCGTTGCGCCAGGGATGTGGGTAGCCAGCGGCCTCATCAAGCATCAACTCTTGCCGCAGTTCTCTCCTTCGACACCCGAGGCCCAGAAATGAGCGAACACGACGAAAAAGATCATGGCGCAGAGCTCGCAGCGGTCGGGAACGATACCGGACGCAGCACGACCGAGACGGCAAGACGGCGTAGCTATGCGCAGATAGTCGTTGATGCATTCACGCACGCGCCAGATCGCGTCCCGGTCTGCCTACTCCATGAGAACTTGTTGAATGTGAGGACGGTCAAGGCTGGCACGAATGTCACGCTCGGACTACCGTCGAACGTATTCACGCCCAATGATGCATTGTGGTTCTCGCGTGAGATGGGCGGCGGCGACAGCCGCAAGCCTAAATACATCGGCGTGATTGCCTTTATCCCCACGGAACTCTACGAATCTCAGCCGCTTGCCGCCCCATCAGCTACGACCGAGGTATCGTCCACGACCGCCGCGAGCCCTGCGTTAAAGGCGGACTCTCACACTGTGGAAACCTATCCTGATGGCACCGTCAGAACACGGTGGGAACTGGCACCAGGCGCGAAGGATCTCGATTGCTGATGGTGAAGCTTCCCGATCCTCGCACCTGTCGCAAGTGCGGCAGCCAGGGCCGCGTGGTGAACAGCCGCACCGATCCTCGCGGCTATCGCTGGCGCCGGCGGGAATGCAAACCCTGTAACTGGCGCTGGAACACCTACGAGACGACGATCGACCCCCGCGACGTAAATAAAGATCAACCTATTGTGGTCGAGCCGTTGCGCGTACGCTAGAAGCAGCGCATCCTTAGACGCATCGCACAATGTGGCCCGGTCGCGCGTCACGGCGCTGCCGTGCCCGGAAAGGATGAGTCCATGCAGCCAGAGGAGCGGCGGCAGGCGGGTATTCTGCGTACGCGGGCATGGCACGAACAGCGGACGGCGGCCGGACGGTGTCATCGTTGTCCGCGGCTGGTCGAGGGGGCGGGTTGGTATTGCCTCCGGTGCCGGCGAGAGATTTCCGCACAAAAAAGTTTCGTGACCTTCGTGGCGCTTGCCGCGGAGCGGAAGTGCGTGGATTGCCGCTCGGCGCATGCGGGCGTGGGCCTTCGGTGCCCCCGCTGTAAAGGTCTGAACGCACGCCGGATCGGCGCGGGACAATGGGCCCATCGGCATGCAGCAAACATGGTGGCAAGCGAAGTGGGCCGCGTTCGCCCGCTCTTTAGCATTCTCGAACCAACCGATTCTAGTGGGACCCTGGCGGAGCGAAGTCGGCTTCGAGGTGCTGTATTGGATCCCCTTCCTGAATCGCTTCCGGGAGCAGTTCAAGATCCCCGCGGATCGGCTGATTGCGATCGGGCGCGGGGGATCAGCGCAATGGTACGGGATGAACGGGACGGCGGACCTCTACGAGCATATCCCCGTGGAGATGGCCCGCCAGTTGAACCTGTTGGCCTCGCAGCAGACCGGCTCGATCAAGCAGCATCAGCCGGAAGGGTGGGAGTCCCACGTCTGCGCGTTGACGGCCAAGGGCTTAGGAATTCAGAAATACCGCGTCCTGAGCCCAACGTGGATGTATCAGCTCCTGACCCCGTGGTGGCAGGGCAGGGCGACGGAAGCCTTCCTAGACCGCTACACGCTGCAGCCCGTGCGCTTCGGCGCCCCGCCGCTCGAGGCCGACGTGCTCCTGCCCGACAAGTTCGTGGCGATGCGCTGGTATACCCGTGCGACGTGGCCCTATCGGGAAGACACGGTGCTCTGGATGCGCGCCTTGGTGGAGAAAGTCTCCAGTCAGATGCCCGTGGTGCTGATTGACAGCTTCCATGCAGACGACCACGCCGATATGCACCTAGGCCCGCTCCCGAACGTGATACGGCTCAGTGAGTTAGCGGAGATGACGCCGCTGAACAATCTGGCGGTCCAGTCCAGCGTGATTGCCAAAGCGCAAGCCTACGTGGGCACCTACGGCGGGATGAGTCAACTGGCCTTGCGGCTCGGCGTCCCCACGGTGGCGCTCTACAAGGAATTCGGGCAGACGGCGCCGGCCCACCTCACGCTGAGTCAGACGCTGGCCCTGAAGACGGGCGTGCCGTTTATCGCCTGCCAGACGAAAGACATTGATGGGCCGTTAAGCCTCGTGATGGGAACACGAAAGTAGAGATGCCTGCTGCAAAAGGCACACGTCCACCGAATGCCGGCAAGGGTCGCAAGAAGGGCGTCCCCAACAAGCTCACGGGTGAGCTCAAGGATATGATCCTGTCCGCGCTGTCGAAGGCCGGCGGCGTGGATTACCTGCAGCAGCAGGCCGAGAAGAATCCGGGCCCGTTCCTGGCGTTGGTCGGGAAGGTGCTGCCCATGCAGGTCACGGGCGCGGATAACAAGGATCTGATCCCGCAGACGATCACGTTCGTGATGCGCGTGAATCCCGACGCCAAGAATCGGACGTGATCGAAGAAGTCGAGCTGCCCGAGCTCACCGCGCCTCAAGGCGACATCTGCTCGATCGATGAGCGCCCAGAACGCTGTTGGGATGTGGAAGGCGCGGCCCGCTCGGCCAAGAGTTGGGGCATCGGCTTCTGGATGTGGAAGCTGGTCTACAAGTACCCCGGCATCCAGGTGTTCTACTGCCGCTACAAAGACGACGATCTTGTGACGCTGAGGGATGTGTGGGCGAAGGTGGGTGTCCACTTCCCTGGCTACCTGCACCCGTCATGGAATAGCTCGGACGCCTCATGGGACTTCAAGAACGGCTCTCGGGTGTTTCTCTCGAGCCTGCGCGTCAGCGAAGGAGCGGACGCGGAAGCGGTTCACGGCAAATACAAGGGCAAGACCATTGCCGTCGTCATCATCGAAGAGGCGCAGGAAGTGCCCCGCGTGAATTACGTGGGCCTGAAGGAGCGCCTGTCACAGAGTAAGGGCCCGGACGGGAAGGACTACCGCTACCCGCTCAAGATCGTGCTGGTGCATAACGCGATCGACACCGACCACTGGATCGCGCAAGAGTTCCCGCTGGCCGCCGATGGCGATACCTGCACGCGGGACGGCCATCAGCACATTCGCGCGGATCTCTATTCGAACGCCCACAACCTCGGCCCTGATGTCATGGCGGGGTATGAGTTTGACTACCCGGTCGGCAATCCCTTACGCACCACGAAGATCGAAGGCAAGCGTGGGGTCAACCTGCTCGGCTCTCCCGTCTACGCGCACGCCTTCAAGCGCCCGGTGCATGTCCATCCGGAAGTGAAGTTCACCGCGTTCTATCCCATCATCGAGGGTTGGGACTTTGGTGAAGAGAAGCCGGCGGTCGTGTGGTTCCAGTATCTGCGCCATCTGGCGGCCATCCGCATTCTTGGGGCCGTGAAGGGCTCGGAGCTATTCCTTGAGACGTTCGCCCCCAAGGTGCTCGAGATCCGCAACCGCTGGTTCCCGCAGGCCGCCGAGATCCGATCCTGGTGTGACCCGACCGGCGCGACGGGCAACGGCGGGCTCGAGTTCACGCCCATTAGCCTCCTGAAGCAGTTGGGCGTCGATGCGCGGCCCTGTAAAGCCTCGGAAGGGGCACGAGACGGCAACGACTCCGAAGTGCGCTACAAGGCCATCCAGACGGTGGCGGGCTACATGCTGCGCACGGCGACGAACGGCAAGCCGGCCTTTCGGATCGCGCCGCAGTGTGTGGAGCTCCGGCGCGAAGGTTCTGAACTCTTGGAGCAGGAGAGTTCTATCCTGATTACAGCGTTTGAGGCGGGCTATATCTGGGACACGAAAGCCGCGTCTGAAGATAAGCCCAACATCCGCAAACCCAAGAAAGGCACGAAGTACGACGACTTGATGAATGCCTTCGAATACGGGGTGATCGGGGAAGCGATTCCGCTGGCGCCGAGTGTGCGGGAGTTGACGCAGGCGGCGGCGCAGTATCAGAGCGCACCGGAGCGGGCCGCGTTGCAGCGGCAGATGCAGGACGCGATGCAACTGCGACGACAGCAGGCGGATTACGACCCGGCGGACGGGCGGGAGAATAGGCGTGGTCGGCGTGGATTGCTGTAGCACGATGGCGACACTGGATTACGCGGAGCATTCGACGGCCTGGACGATGCCGTCGCTGGTCGTGCGTTCTCGGTGTGTGTGTGGGAAGTCACGCTACGCCACGGAAGGCGAAGCACGACGCGCGGTGAAGCGCATGAAGGCCCACGGACGCGATCGCAGTTACGAAGGGCTCTTGCATCCGTATATGTGTCCGGAGCGCAAGGGGATTTGGCATGTCGGGCACACGGATGAATAAGCACATGGCATTGCAGACCACGGGCACGTTTCCGCAGTTGAATACCAAGATGACGGGCGGCAAGAAGTCCGGCGGCAAGAAGGGCGGTCGTAAGGGCTGCTGATGGCGAAGTACTGCCGCCACTGCAAGGCCGTGCGCGTGTTTGTGGGTCGCTGCCTGACCTGCCGGTATCGCTGGTAGATGTTCCTGCCTGACTGGACGTACGACGGCGACGATCCCGGCTTGAAGCTGTTCACGCTGGCGAATCCGCTCCTGCCGACGCTGGCAGAGGGCTCCATCCTCTACGAGATTGGCGCGAAGGATACGGATTGGATCGAGCGGGTGCAGGCGCTGGCGCCGAGCGTGGCGGTCCGCGGGATTGATTGGCGGGAAGTGCCGCGGCCCTGCGTGGATCGCGGGGATGTGCGGGTGGCGCCCCTGCCGTGCGCGCATGCGTTCGTCGGCCTGTCGTCCATTGAGCATATCGGGCTGGGCAACTACGAGCGCGATCCGCTCGACCCGTATGGCGATGTCAAGGTAATGCAGCGGCTGCGCGATCACCTGCTGCCTGGTGGCTTTATCTATGTGGATGTGCCGTATGCCCCGGAAGGCTACTTCGTCTATGGCACCAAGTGCCGAGTGTATGACGATCAGAGCCTGCTCGAGCGCTTCGGCCCGCATGACGTGTTGGGCTACACCGACCAACCCGTGTCCGGCTGGATTCCGAAACCCGCCACGAACTGCACCGACCCGCGGCGGCCGTTTTACTACGTCGCTTTACTTGTGAGACAGGATGGCGCAACCAACTAAGAAAACTCCGTGGGATGTGAAGCTGGCCGAACCCAAGAAGGCCGACTTCACCAACTGGCTGTGCCAGGAAGTGCTTAACGCTGACTCGGCGCGTTCCGTGCCGCTGCCGGAAGTTGAGTACTGGTGGACGCTCTACGAACAGGGGCGGACGCGATCGAGTCAGTCGATGCCGTGGCAGGACGCCGCGGATCTGACCAGCTATCTCGGCACCGAGAAGGTGGACGCCCTGCGCGCCCGCATCATGCGGACCGTGATGGTGGATCCGATCTGGACGGTGGAAGGCTGGGGCGACTCGGCCAAGAAAGCCCCATTCGTGGAAGAGTTCCATCAGTGGCAGGCGGAGAGCGAAGGGCTCCAGTCGTTCCTGGCCCGCGCTATTCAGGCCGCGCTGATTGAAACCCGCGGCTGCCTCGAGGTCTACGAAGACACGACCTATCGCACCGTGCGGAAGGCCATCCGCGCGCAGGTGCAGGTGACGCAGGACAGCGCGCCGATCCTCGATGAGAAGTTCCAGCCGGTCTTTGCGAAGGACGCGCAGGGCAACTTCATCGAAGTGAACGATCCCAGTATTCCCTCCGCCGAAGTGGTGATTGACGCGCCGGAGCGGGTACGGAAGGGGCCGGGCTATCGAGTGCTCCCGTCGCGGCAATTCCTCGTCCTACCCTCGCACGCGAAAGAGAAGGCGGACATCTGGGGCTACGCCAAGAAGTTCACGAAGCGCTGGGACTTACTGCAGGCGGACGCCGAACGCGGTATCTACGACCCGGCAGCGGTCAAGAGTCTCCACGACACCAACGATGTGAGCTCCGAGCGCACGCTGAGCGGCAATCCCGAGCCGGTGGCGAGCCAAGAAGGCGACACCGCCGAAAAGGAACTGTGGGAAGTGCAGCTGCTCAAAGACTTGGGCGACGGGTTGCGCTGGTATGTCGCCACCATCCATGTGCCGAGCAATACGCTCCTGCGGCTGGTGCATGAAGACCACGCCACGCACCGTTACATCCTGTTCGTGCCCTTCCCGCGCTCGGACAAGTCACACGAGGGCTACTCCTACATCGGCCACAAGCTGATCACGACCATCGAAGAGCACACGGCCTGGCGCAACATGCTGGCGGATCGAGCGAGTCTCGAAATCTCCGCGCCGATCAAGCGCCTGACGGGTGCCCTGTGGGATCAAGACCTGCAGCCCCTGGGCCCGCGCGCCGTGATCGATGTGCGGGACATGAAAGAGATCGAGTCCATGCAGATCGCGCCGGCGATGAATGGGGCGATCTCGCGGGAGCAGGAGATTGTCCAGGCGTCGGAGCGGGTGGCGGGTATCAACGATGTGGCCCTCGGCCAAGTGCCGGAGAACTCGCGCACGCTGGGCGAAGTGAATCTCGTGGCCGAACAGTCCTTTGTCCGTATGGACGAAGTGATCAAGAACCTGCAGGAATCGCTCGAAGACTTGGGGCAGGTCCGGCAGGCGATCTGGATCAACTGCATCAAGGAATACGGCGAAGACGGCATGCCGATGCCGCAAGCGCTGGTGCCTGGCCTCGAGCAGCGCGGCGGCCAGGTGGACACCGCGACGATCCGCCCCGAGATGCTGGAAGGCACCTTCCGGTTCAAGCCGCGTGGCTCCACGGAAACCTCGGACAAGAGTAAGCAGCGCGGGGATTACATCCAGTTCATGCAGGCGCTGGGCATAGCCGTGAAGATTTGGCCGGCCATGCAGATGGTGATTGGCCGCAATCCCGAAGCGGCGAAGTCTGCGATCGAGCAGTTGCTACGCCTGTTCAACATGCCGGATAAGCAGGCGTGGATCGGCACCGCACAGCCGGGGATGCCGGATCCGTGGGCGGTGATTGCGATGCCCCCGATGCCACCGGGGATGCCGCCGGGTGGTGCGCCTCCGGGTCCGGGCGGACCGCCGCCGGGCCTGCCTCCCCAGATCGCGCAAATGATGCAGGGCGGTGGGATGCCGCCGCAAGGAGCGCCGCCGAATGGCCGTTAAGGAACGCGAAGCATTAGAAGCCTTTGTCAACGATGAGGGCTGGAAGGTGTTCTGCCGTCACGTCGAGCGGGAGTGGGGCACCCAGGAAGGCGGGGGCGCGACGTTCTTAAATGCTGTCCGCAACGCCGCCAATGATGCCTCGGATGCCAACGCCACGGCGTATCTCCGGCAGATCGTCTGCGCGCAGCGGGAGATTCACCGCCTGATGCAGTGGCCGATGGACGAACTGAAGCGCTTGCAGCAAGCCGAACAGGATCTGCAGCCGGTAACGGTGTCCTTGTCGCGGCGGGGTGGCCTATAGATGGACGTGGAACTCGCGGTCCGAGGGGATCGCGTGATTGTGCGCGCGGAAGATCAGAGCCAGCGCACGCGGCCCAGTGGCTTGATCGCGGTGTCGGCGTATAGCCCGGACGTGATCGGCACCGTCACGGCAACGGGTGACGGCGTACGGGATGTGCAGACCGGCGACGTGGTGTTATTTACGCCCGAAGCGGGTCAAGTGATGGAGTATCAGGGCATTCGCTACCTGGTGCTGCACGAAGATGAACTCTTAGCGATCTGGCATGAGGAAGAACCGCCCGTATGAGTGAAATGCCCGCCGGCGCGATGTCATTAGAAGACGACCCGACACCGGCCCCTGAGCCGGAACCACAAGCCCCTGCGCCCGTCGACCCGCCCGCGCCCGTCGCGGCGGCCGATGCTGATCCTGAAGGCACCGTCGTGAATCCAGGCGGGGAAAAGCTCGTCCCGCTGAGTGCGGTGTCCGCCCTGCGTCAAGAGAAACAAGCGCTCAAGCAGCAGATCGAACAACTCCGCCCGAAGGCCGAGAAGGTGGATCAGGTGGTGGCCGAGTGGCAAGCCGCCCAGCCGCTGATCCAGCGCGCACTCTACCAGCCGCAAGCCCCACCGCCTCCGGCGCCCGCGGGCCCCCTGAGCGATCAGGAAGCGGTCGAATACGCCAAGGAGCTCGATCTCTACACACCGGAAGGGAAACCGGACACCGGCCGCGCCCAGCGCATTGCCGCCCGCAATGAATCCCTCGCGGAGCGCAAAGCGCAGGCGATGGTGGCCCCGCTGCATGAACAGACGGCGGTGGCGCAATCGAATGCGAACCTGGCCGCGGCGATTGCCCACGCGGACAAGCAGAAGATGGGCGTTGACCCCGGCATCTTGCGGCAAGTCTGGTCGATTGTGCCCAAGGAAATGAGCGCCCGTCCTGATGTGGCGGGGGTGCTCTGGCGTGTCGCGCTGGCCGAGTCAGTGATGGCCGGCAATTTCCGCGCCCCGGTGAATGCGCCGCCGCCGCCGGTCGTCACGGAGAGCGTGGGCGGGGATCGCTCGAAGCCCGCGGTCCTCACGGCCACGGCGCAGGCGTTCCGGCAGGCCGCCGACATCACCCCGAAAGAATACGAAAAGATCGCCAGCCGGTATGAACCGGGCAAGGCGAACAGTTTGGAGTAGCGCATGGCTAAAAAGACCGAAAGTAAGCCGTTACCGACCGTCAACGTCATCGATCGGCGCCTGGCGCACCCGTTTGGCTCGCCCAGTGTGGCAATCACGCTCAAAGAGGGCGGCCCGTGGGAGATCCGCATCGTCGATAGCCAGCTGCGGGCCGGTCGGATTCACGAAATGCGGCACGTCAAGGGCTGGGAATTCGTCCGTCCCGAAGAATTGGACGGCACGCCCGACGAATACGGCCTCCGCGAGGTGGATGGGCGTCTCGTGCGTGGCGAAAACGGCCGCGAAGTGCTGATGAAGATGCACGCGGACAACTACCAGCGCATCGTGGACGCCAAAACGCGTCTCAACGAGCAGGGCGTGAGCGGCAAGAAGCTGAAAGAAGCCGCCGCACAGGAAACCGCGGTGAAATTCGGCTCACAGGCCGGTGATGCGGTCTACGAATCGTCGCAGATGGACATCAAGACCTCGCGCGGATCGGATCTCGAGCTGGAAGAAACCGCGTAAAGCGCTTGACTTTGTAAGGCACTTCGCGTATAACGAAACTACCGGCGTGTGTGTTGTGGTGACACACACGCTGTGCCACCCGGTCACCACACAGACTGCCGCCGAGTCCAACGGGCGTCTTCGGCCAGCGCATCGGTCACGGATCGGAACCCGCGCATTGGCCTGATCAAATCCCGAACCACGTCACGTGTTCTCATGGCGCTGTATGCGCGTGGGTGTGACATGGCAGATTGGACTATTAACGCGGGATCGAATCCCCAGCACTATCGATCGCGCGCGGGCGCCGGCACGCCGGCGATTCGTTACTTTCAGGAAAGCACCTGCGCTTCCACGGCCGTCATCAAGGCGGGCGACATCGTGTCCAACGACACCGTCGTCTCGACCGGCGGCTTCCGCATCGTGCGCGCCCCGTTCAACGGCGGCACGCCGGCAGTGGTGCTCAACACCACCAACGTCCTCGGCATTGCGATCGAAAACTCCACCTCGGACGGCTCGACCACTGGCCTGGCGCTGAACGACAACACGCAGATCGCCAACCGTCAGTTGGGCGTGCTCATCGCGGACGGGGACGCCGAATTCCGGGGCTATCTGGATGCGGGCCCGTCGCTCTCGTCGATGATCGGCACGGCGCACAATATCCGCTACGACTCCACCAACCATGTGTATCTGGTGGAATCAACGAACTCCACCTCTGGCCTGACCTCCGTGTTTATTACGGATGTCCCGCGCGAGACGGTGGGCGACACCAACGGTCCGGTCATTTTCAAATTCCTCGCGGCGAACGTTTCGCCCGCGGTGAAGTAGGGGTAGCCCGACCATGGCAGTCCAGACTCGCGGCACATTCGTTGAACTGAACGACAATGTCGACAAGGAGATCTTCACGCTCCTGTTTGACAGCAACAAGGAACTCCCGAACATCTGGAAGAAGGTCTGCAACGTCCTGACCAGCAAGCGCAAGTTCGAGCGCGTGTTGAGCGTGACGGGTGTGGGCGACATTCCGGAGAAGGGCGAAGGCGCGGCCTATATCGCGCAGGTGATTCGTCCCGGCTGGTCGAAGGACTTCACGCACACCGAATTCGGTGCGATGTTCGAAGTCACCCAGACCGCCCTGGAAGATGACCAGTACGACCAGTTGGCGCAGAACGCCCGCTGGTTCATGTTCGCGGCCCGTGTGGTCGAAGAGAAGCGCGCGGCGATTCTCTGGAACAACGGGTTCAGTACCGAGCAGTCGCCCGATGGCGTGTCGATCTTCAGCTCGTCACACGTCCTCAAGGGTGGCGGCACGGCCCGCAACATCCTGTCGGCGGCGGCCGACCTGTCGGCCACCTCGCTCGAGCAGGCCCTGATTGACCTGCAGACCGAGACGAAGGTGGAAGCGGGTCAGTTGGTGGCCCCGGCCACGTCGCTGCTCCTGCACGTCCCGCCCGCACTCGAGTTCACGGCGCATCGCCTGATCAACTCGCAGCTGCGTCCGGGTGTCACGGACAACGATGTGAACGCCCTGAAGGAGCGCAACTGGACGGTGGTGGTGAATCCGTACCTCACCGACGCCGACGCGTGGTTCCTGCAGGACGCGAACAAGAAGAACATCGGCATGCGTTCCTACACGCGCGTGGGAATGACGATGGAACCGGCGATGACGGACCCGCGGACTCGGAATCGGATGTATCCGGTGCGGTGGCGTCGGTCGTTCGGGTGCGCGTTCTGGCAGGGCGTGTTCGGTTCGCCTGGCGTCTAGGGCGCGTGGTTCGGGGCTGCGGCAGATAGCCGTGGCCCCGCCTCTTTTCTCTTCGCGGGCGCTTCGTCGCGCATCTCTGCCGGTTCCCGCCCGGTGTTGTCGCTGTCAGATAGGGATGCGCTGAGGACAGCAGAAACATGGAATATCGCAATTCGGGTAACGCGTCACACCTCGGCAAGGGGCTGGCGGTCAGTGTGGACGCCGATGCGGGCATTGAAATGCTCGGCAGTTCGATTGTCGCCATTGGCGATACCACGGCCTCGAACCTCACGATTAAGGCAAAGGGCACCGGCACGCTGACGCTCGGGGATTCCTCGAACGTGGTGACGATCAACGGGTCCACGACGCCGTTTAAGCTGGTCGTGGGTGAATCGAGCTATCGCCCGCCGTCGCTCTCATCCTTCGCGCAGGACTACTCCACGTTTGCCGCGGCCGGCATTTCGACGGGTGACCTGATCATCTCCGTGGATTTCCGCGGCACACTCTCGACGGTCTACATCGTCGGCACGCCGACCCCGAGCTCGGCCAACGAGATCAAGGTGTCGCTGGGCAACCTGCACAACGCCAACGTGACCGGCTCGTCGGGTCGCGTGCGCTGGGCCTACATCGACCGGACCTAACGCGATGGGATTCGAAGATTCCGCCCACGCAAGTTGGACGTACATCGATAACACCTCGACGGGAGCGCTGAAGGCGCGGAACATGTTCGGCCTCTCGGAGCGGTTCTCCGCGTTCTATGAAGCCAGCGCGGGCTGCACTGGCTCGATCCGGATGGAGGCGCGTGCGGGGTCCTCGGCGGGCCCCTACGCCACGATCACCGGCACGAGCACCTCGCTCAGCACGAGCCAGGTGAGCCTGCAGCAGTTTGCGGGCCCCTTGGAGTGGGTGCGGCCGTACGTCACGGCCAAGACCTCGGGCACGATCACGGTCACACTCTTCGGGAACTAGCCGCGCATGGCTGAAGCGCTCACGGTCACGACGCCTCCGGTCCCGGCGGTGTCGAAAGACTACACGGTGATGCGGCTCGATCTCGACTGGGAGAACAGCCGCATTGCCGTCAAGTTGCAGGCCGGTGGGGAGACGGTCGGCCATGCCTACCAGGGCGCGCAAGCGGTGGCGCTGCTGCGTGCGCTGAATAAGGCCGACCTCTCTGTGCAATCGCTGCATCGGCGCATCCTGCAGCGGTTAATTACGGATGGCATCGTGGCGGGCGCGATTTCGGGGGTGCCGGACTAATGCCGCAGTTCTCGCAACTCTGGGGGGATGACCTCACCACAGAGCTCGGCACCAACGATACCTCGGTCCTCTTCACGGACGCGCGGCGCAAGCACGCGGTCAACCAAGGGTATCGCCAGTTCGCGGATCTGACCGAATGCTTCGTTAAGCGGTCGTCCGTAACGGTGAGCTCGTCTGCGCGTGAATTCAATCTCTCCAGTTCGTCGGTGATGGCGGGGAGTTCGGGATTCGCGCGGATGGCGGGCGAAGGGCCGGCCTACGTCAAGACCGACACGGCGGGGAATCAGCAGTGGACGGCGGGGGATGACTTCCCGCAGCGGGCGGTGCCGTATCTGGATGCGGCGGATCCTGGCTGGCGTTCCACCAATACCACCGGAGAACCGACCGGCTGGTATCTCCGGCAGGATGGCGGGGCGCTCTACTTTGGCTTGGATCGTCCCGCGGATGTGAGCACGTCAGAGACGGCGAAGCTGTGGATTCCGTTTGTCGCTCAGCCGTCCTCCATGTCGAGCGACACCACCGTGCCGTTTGCGGTGAGTTCCAACTATCGCCGGGACTTGGTGCCGTATCACCAGGCGATAGTGCATTACGCCGCCAGTCAACTCAATAAACTGCGCCGCGAGTTTCAGGAGTCCGACAAGCAGTTCCAACTGTTCCTGGCCTACGTGCAGCGCTACAACGCGCAGAAGCCGAAGAAGGGCGTCAAGGGCGTGCGGGCGGCGCGGAGTTACTTCCGCAACGCCTCCCATCGCAGTGAGCAGTCGTCGCCGCTGGCGCCGTGGTGGCGATGACGGTCACCTTCCGGTGCGGCCATTCGGTGACGCTCGAGCGGGATGCGAAGGAGCCGCCCGTGTGTCCGCAGTGTGCCGAGCGCGTGGTGAGCAAGGTGCAAGGAGCAACGCCCAGATTTAGCGGGGCCTGTCGCGGTCCCTTGGTGACGAAATGATTGGTGTGAATTTCCAGCCCGGCACGCAAGACCAGATGAGCGGCGGCCGTCCGTCGAATCCCAATCAGGGCGTGCAGGAAGCCATCAAGGTGCTGTCGTTGCGCCTCCCGAAGACCGTGGGCGCGCAGGCTGTGGCGCCACAGGGGTTGCTGCAATCCCTTGGCGGCTCCGGCACGCGCGTGGATAGCGTTGTCAATCAGGTGCTGTCCAAGATGTTCCCCGGCACGGCCAGCCCCGCATCCGAGATGCCGAGCTTTGGTATGGCCCCCATGTCCACGCCGGAACCGAGTGCGTGGGGTGGGTCGCCTGGTGGTGACAGTGCGCCGTCGTTCTCGGGCGTGTCCGCGCCGCCGAGCTATCCCGCGCCGACGCGTGAACGGGCCTCGGATGCGCCGAACATTTACGGCAAGCCGCGCGTGGTGGTGGATAGCCCGCTCGGACAAGGCGACTTCACGGTGGGCGGCGATGGACGGCCGACCGGGCCCGGTGGCGGCGTGTATGAAGCCGCGCCCTCGTTGCCGAACTTTGACGGCTCCAATTTCCCGCCGGCCTCGATTGCGCCGACCCCGAAGCGATCGCCCTTTGGTGATTGGCTGGGCGGCTACGGCGGCGGCTCAGAGCCGGATCAGACGCCCGCGTTCTAACGAATGGCGCAACTCAAGAGCCGACGCCCGCAGGCCCAGGCGGTCTATCAAACCCTCCCCGTGGGCGACATGACGGGCGGGGTGGACATTCGCCAATCGCCCACCCTGCTCGATCCGCGTCGGTCGGTCGTGTGTCGGAATTTCTCGCTGGCCGAGCCGGGCGCCTTGCGCGTGCGCGCGGGCTATGCGGGCTTTTCCTCGGTGCTGTCCACGAAGCTGTCGCAGGGCGCCCAGCGCGTCTATCTCGGGTCCACGCAGGGCACGCTGGTGGCCGTGGATGGCTCGATCTACCAGTTACGCGACAACGCGCAGTGGAACAGCACGGCGGTGGCGTCTGGATTTTCGACGGCGAACCAGATCTTTTTCCCGTTTGATCGGACAATGGTGGCCGCCTTTGACGGCTCCACGACGCCGAAGAAGTCTACCGACCTGGTGACTTGGACCCGCATGGGCATCGCGCCGGGGCTCGTGAAGAGCACCGCGTCTACGCTGGCGAATTCCTCCGCCACGCTCAGCACGTCCGAGTTCGCGTTTGTCTATACCTACAAGGATCGCGGCCTTGGGTTTGAAAGCGATCCGACCACGGCGGTGAGCACGGTTACGTTAGTCTCCACTGGCAACGCCATCAACCTGCAGGTACCAAACTCCACCGACCCGCAGGTGGATGCGATTGTGGTCTACGCCCGGAACAAGACGGCGGGTGAGACGGTCTACCGGAAAGCCTCCTCTGGCGCACAGAGCGGTGGGGCTTCGTCCACGTTCGTGATTGAGTCCTCGAACTGGTCCGCGAATGACGAAGCGCCGAGTACGCATGGCGTCCCGCCGGTGGTGAGCTTTGGTGTGGTGTGGAAGAACCGCTGGTGGGCGAAATCCGCCGCGAATCCGACGCGCCTCCACTTCTCGGAAATCTTCCAGCCGCAAGGCTGGCCGGCGCTTTATTACATCGACCTGCCCTTTACGAATGGCGAGTCGATCAATGCCATCGTCCCGCAGGGGGACACGCTGCTCGTGCTCGGGGAGTCGCAAATCTTCCTCGTCATTGGGCAGACCTCGCTGGATTTCGAAGTGCGTCCGAGCTTGGGGGCGCAGAGTGGCGCACTCGGTCCGCGGGCCGTGACGGCGATTGAATCGGGCGTGGTGCATGCCTCCGCGGAAGGTGTGTTCATCTTCGACGGCGCGCAGGATCGTTTGCTGTCGTATGACATCACGCCCGGCTGGCGCGACATGGTGGATAACACCGCGTCCACCACGTTGGAGAATACGCCGCTGGTGTTCGACTGGCGCCAAAAGGAACTGCGGATTGCCGTATCGCGGTGCTACCCCACGGCCTCACCTGGTGAATGGGTGCTCGATCTCAATCGTACGCGTGAGCAGAACACGCCGGCGTGGTCACAGACCGACCGCGGGATCCGTCAATACATCTTCTGGGACGGCGACGAACCTGTCGCGGGCAATCGCGGCAAGCTGCAATCAGTGAACTCCACCGCCGTCAAGGTGATGACCGAATCCGTGGGCACGTCGGCGGATGGGTCGGACATGACGGCAGAGTATGACGGCCCCACGATGACCGCCGGCCTGCATCGGGCGCGCTTCACCGATCTGCATGTGGAGTACGAGCCGCACGCCGGATCGTTCACGGCGGAGACGCTCGTGGACGTGGTGAGCCAGGGCCAGATTTCGCTCGGCATCGGGAGCGGTGTGGCGACCTACGGCTCGGGCGTGTATGGCACGTCGCTCTATGGGGGCGCCGGTCGGCGGAAAGCCTACACGCCGCTGCCGTTGGGCTCGGAAGGCCGCACGGTGCAGCAGAAGTTTGTGTACACCGGGCAGGAAGATTTCGCCCTGTATACCTACGCCATTGGCATGGTCCCAGAAACCAATCCGTTACAGGTGAGCCAGTAATGCCCGCGAGTTATCCGACCAGCGCGAAGACATTCACGACGAAATCCAACGGCGGCACGATTGACGCCTCGCACGTCAATGATCTGCAACTGGAAGTCACCGCGATCGAAACCGATCTGATCGCGGGGTTGTCGGTGGTCCGCGGCGGCACCGGGCAAACAGCCTATGGATCAGCGGGGCAAGTCTTGACGTCACAGGGCAACGGCAACGCCGCGACATGGGCGGACGCCGCAACGGATCCGGACGGCGAGAGCGTGGTCTTGGCCACCGGCATCTTCGGTTAAGGGAGCGACATGGCGACTTATTCACGCGGTTATTTCAGCACCAGCACGAACGGGTTACCGATTGCGGTGACCTCCACCAACTCCACGGGCGCGACGGCGTTCCATACGACCTCGACGAATACCGAGGAAATCTATCTGGACGCGTACAACAACACGAACGTGGCCGTGGATCTGTATGTGAACTTCGGGAGCACGATCAATCCCGTCGTCACGACCATCCCCGCCAAGGCGGGTCCGTTGCGCGTCATTGACGGCTGGCCCTTGCGGAACGGCAAGATCGTCAAGGCGTATTGCTCCACGGTGAGCACGTCCGCCCTCTTCGTGGTGGGCCGCACGGCGGTCATTAATAGCACGGCCCATGTCTAAACGATCGGCGTTTCCGGCGGCGATGTCAGCGTTGACGGGACAGCGCGTCCGATCGCTGATCCGCAGCGTGCAGCGCGGCACGATCACGATTACGGGCGCGGCGACTGGCACCGCGACGATTACGGCGGTGGACGCCGCCAATAGTCGCATTCGGTTCCTTGGGCAGACGGCCAGCCTGAATGTTGTGGATGGAACGAAGTATTTCGCCCGCGTGACGCTGACCAACGCCACGACCGTAACCGCCACGGCGAACGCGTCCCCCGGTGCGAATAGCTGCACGGTGGGGTATGAAGTCACAGAGTACTACCCTGGCGTGCTCCGCAGTGTGCAACGCGGCACGATCAGTTGCACGGGCGGGAGCGCCACGGCCACGATTGCAGCCGTGAATCTCCAGAAGTCGGAACTCTCGTTGCTGGGCTTTAGTGATGCCGACACCTCGAACAATAACGGCGTGGTGCCGACGCTAACGCTGACGAACGCCACGACCGTGACGGCCTCAAACGTGGTCGCTGCACAGGCGACCGCCGGATATGAAGTCGCTGAGTTTTATTAATGGCTGACATCGGCGCGATTAAGTCGTTTTTTGGGACTTGCCCGCCCGAAGTGCGGCAGGCGGCGGAACAGGCGTTTACCTACGTGCTGAATAACCTCACGCTGGGCGCACCCGATCAGAATCGGGCCAAGAACTTTCAGTGGTATTGGCTCTCGAGCACGACGCCCGCGGTGGCGAATCAGGAGTTCTCGATCGCGCATGGACTGGGACGGGTGCCGAACGTGATGCTGTCGGTACTTCCTCTGAACGCGATCGGGGGACAGACCGTACCATTGCAGGTAAGCCGCGCGGCGGATGCGAACCGGGTGTATCTGAAATCCAGTTCGACAAGTGCGGCGATCACCCTGCTAGTGGAGTGAGATGAGCGACGAGAAACCCCCGCGCCACGTCTGTATCTTAGGCACCGCGCCGACTTGGAAGATCGCGCCCTTTGCGGATCCGTCCGTGGAGATTTGGGCGCTCAATGATTCGTGGGTACTGAACCTGCCGCGGGCGGATCGCTGGTTTGATCTGCACCCGCTGCACAAAATGCACTTTCGCCATCCGGGCAAAAAGGTCTACGCCAGCGATGTGCCGGCGGGGTTTTTCGTGCGCCCGGTGGGGCATCTGGAATGGTTGCGGAAGCAGACGATCCCGGTCTACGTGCAGGACGCCGCGGCGCTCGGATCGCCCAATGCGCGGACGTTCCCTCGTGAGGACGTGATGAAGGCGCTCGGGCCGCACTTTGCGAGCTCGCCCGCGTGGATGATCGGGTTGGCGCTGCTGGAGGGTGTCACCGATCTGCACGTCTATGGCATCCACCTGGCGACGGAGTGGGAATACCAGCGGCAGAAGCCCAACATGAACTTTCTGCTGGGCGTGGCGGCGGGCCGTGGCATTCGCTTGCATCTGCCAAAGGGCTGCCCGCTGCTGACGGAGAGTCACCAGTACGCGTTTGAGGAAGATCCCGACGTGCCGAAAGTCCGGTTGCAGCGGAAGGCGGAACACCTGCAGCGCGAACGCCAGCTGATTAAGCAGCGGCAGTCAGGGAAGAAGTGGTATCAGCGCAAGGATCCGAATGCCGCGTCTCGATTAGCGATGCTGAATGCCCAACTCACGGATGTGAATCTGGGTGTCCAGCATGTGATTGCGGGCCGTCCGCCCGCGGGGTTCTAAGTCATGCCGTCGTTGTCTCAACGTATCTCGCAACTGCCGCAGTTCCAGGGCCGTGAGTGGACCTCGATCCCGCCCGAAGAGATCCAGGCCGCGGGGCAGCAGTTGATGGCCGAGGATGCCGCCAAGCTGAAACGCTCGCAACAGCGCTGGGGCATTGCGGATAAAGCGGCGATGGCGGCGGCGATTAGCCTGTTGGGCTACGGCGGCGGCCAGGCGCTGGGGTCGATCTTTGGCGGCAGCGGTGGCGGCACGGCGGCGGCGTCTGCGGACGGCGCGGGGCTGCCCGCTGGCATGATGCCGGGCGGTGCAATGGTCAACACAGCCTTCCCGGTGGATGCGGCGCTGGAAGGCGCAGCCGTGCCTACGGCGGCACAGATCGCCGGGACCGCCACGAAGCTGCCCGCCGACGCGACGGCCGGCATCGGCTTTGACGCCGCGGGGCCGCCGGTGAGTCACGCAATGGGTAACATGGGCCTCAATGATTGGCTCTCGCTCGGGACGGGGCTCACGGGCTTAATTGGGGGCGCGGTGTCCGGTCGCAAGAATCAGAACGCGATGCAGCCCAACACGCTGACGAACGACCCGAACATCCAGCAACTGCTGGCGACAATGCAGGGGCGCTTGAGCAAGAGTGAACCCCTGTTTGATTCGGTGATGTCGATGGCGAACGGGCTGCTGCCGACGCAGTACCAGAAAGGTGGTGGAGGCATGTCGTAAATGGCTGATGTCGATCTCATCCGAGAAGCGTATCGAAACAACCTCGGCCGCGATGCCTCTGACGAAGAAGTCAATAACTGGACCGGCGGCAACTATGGCGGCGGCGGTGTTAACGACTGGCTGAACCAGATCCAGAACTCCGGCGAAGCGCAGAGCTATCGCGGCGCGCAGGAGCCTGTGATCCAGCCGCAGCCGGAAACCTACCACGGGTACGACAATCAGCCGTCGCAGCCCTCGTACGACCCGAGTGCCTGGAATCAGGTGTCGGATTACTACACCAGCTTCCTGGGCCGTCAGGGGTCACAGGACGAAATCAACAACTGGTTGAGTGGTGCCTACGGCTGGGGGAATAGCGGCAACCTGCAGGGCATTCAGCGGGGCATCATGGGCTCCGCAGAAGCGCGCGCCTTTCGTCCCGCGGATGTGAGTTCGGATGGTTCTGGTGATCAGGCTTACCAGGACGCCCTGAATGGCCTGACGAACGTGTACAAGCAGTTCCTCGGTCGTGCGCCCGGTGCGGGTGAAGCCGAGAAATGGCTCAGTGGCGGCTACGGCTACGGCTCTGGTGCGGGTGACTACAACAAGTATGTCAACGCCATCATGGGCTCGGACGAGGCCCGCCGCTATCGTGGCAACGGCACGACGGAGCCCAACGGCTACCACGGGATCGACTACTGGCAGTCGCAGGGCGTGCCCGCGATCGATATTTTCGATCCCAATACCGGCCAACTGAAATCCGGTTGGCAGCGCACGGCGACGGGCTACGAGCGCATCGGCGGCACTGGCACCGGCACGGGCACCAGCACGAGCGGGATTCCCGGCGGCAACGCGCAGGCGTATATCAAGAGCCTCTTGACGGGGAATGCCTCGCCGCAGGCCCTCGCCGCGCTCGAGCCGATGCTGAACAAGTACGGCATCAAGCTGCAAAAAGACAGCGACGGCAATATCCGCGGGCGCTTGTTCCTGCCGGATGGCACGGCTGTGGACGTGGTGGGCCCTGGTGGCTGGGGCGGCGCGTGGCAGTGGCTGGATCGCGGCAAAAACAGCGGGGATGGCGTCGGGGGCGTGGCTGGCCCGAAGAACCAGTATAGCGATCCGTACACGCAGTTCCTCGAGATGCTGCTGAAGCAGCGCATCGGGAACTTGCAGCAGCCGGTCAACGATCCGTACATGGCGATGTATCAGGCGCAACTCAAGCAGCGCGCCGATGCCCTCGCCCAAAACACGCCGCAACTCAACAGCCTGATCGAGTACCTGAACTCCCGCTTCAAGGACTTGCAGGGGCCCGGCTATACCGGCGCGGAGAACGAAGCCCTTCGCACGGGCGCGTTGGACCCGATCGAGACGGATCGTGCCGCCGCACGGAAGACGGTGCTGGCGCGACTGGCGCAGCGGGGCATCAACCCGGATTCGGGTGTGGCGCAGGCGGCACTGTTGGAAGTGGATAAGCAGTTTGATGCCCTGCGCGGCACGGCGCAGACCACGCTGACGACCAACGATCTCCAGCGGCGAGAAGGGCGACAGCAGCGGGCGGAACAGATCCAGTCCACGCTGGCGCAGATTCCCGAGGGCCGCGCGCGCGAATCGCTCGACATCTACTCGACGCTCAATCAGTTGTCGTCGATGGCGAGACAGGAAGACGACGCCCGCCAGCGCGAAGCGATTGGCTACGGGGGCGCGTTGAGCGACTTGGGGCCGCAGCGGTTGCAGTTGGCGATGCAGGCGGCGAACCTGGGGGGCAACCCCTCGTCCATGTTCCAGAACCTGATGCAGTTGGCAGGGCTGAACCAGAATTCAGCGGCCTACAACGCGCAGAACAATTCGTCACTGTGGAGTGGGCTGGGCTCGTTGGCGGCGGTGCTCGCCAATGCGGGGCGCTAAATGAATCCGATCCTGCAGCAACTGTTATCGGTCGCGCCGGGTATTGGGGCGGCGATTGGCGGAGATGGACACGCCACGCAAGCCTTCATGGAAGGCTATCAGCGGACGCTCGCCCAACTAGAGCAGCAGAAGCGGCTGAAGCAGCAGGATCAATTCACGCAGCAAGATCGACAGACCGCCGCGGACGATCGCCAGCGGTTGATCGCGCGACAGACCGAAGCGGATCAGCGCGCCGGCGAGATCGGCAAGCAGCAGGACTACAACCGCAGCTTGGATGCCGTGGGCCAGATCACCCAGTCCGCGTCCAACTTCGATGATCCCGCACAGGCCAAGTCCTTCATCGAATCGATGATGCCGAACCTGATGAGCGTGTATGGGCAGGGCGCGATGGCGCTCGGCCAGCCCGCCGTCGAACAGGCGCAGCAGGTCATCACGGGCCGGCAGAAGAAGCAGGTCAAGGACTACCTCGGGGACGCGCTGAAGACCGAACACGTCATCAATAACCCGGACGTGGATCCGTTGCTGCAGCTACCCGATCACATTGCCAAGATGATCGGCAAGCCTGAGGCGCGGCTGTCGGAAGTGCAAACTTTCGCCCAGATGCCGGTCGGTAAGCCCGCCAAGCCGATCAAGGAACGCATGCCGGCCGCAGCGGGATCGTTTGAAGATTACGTGCAGGCGAAGTACGGCGAGAACCCGACGCCGGATCAAATCCTTGAAGCGCGCAAGGTGTATCAGCAGGTGGATGATCGCGCGCCGAAGGTCACGGTCAACACCGGGCAGGGCGCCTATCCCGCCCCCGTCCAGAGCCGCATCAACGCGATCACGAAGGGCTTTGATAGCCAGCCGATCGTGAAGAAGACGCAGACGATGGCGGAGGCGGTGAGCTTCGCGGATGGCCTCGATCCAAACACGAAGAATCCCGCCGATGATCAGGCATTGATCTATGCCTTCGCTAAGGCGATGGACCCGGATTCGGTGGTGCGTGAGGGTGAATACGCGACCGTCCAGAAATACGCGCAATCGTGGGCTGACTCGTTTGGCTTTGATGTCAAGCGCATGTTCAGCAACTCGCCCTTCCTGACGCCGGAAGCCCGCGCGAACATGAAAGCGACGATCCGCGCGAAGTTCGCCGCCGGCAAAGGGCAGTACGAAAACATCCGCCGTGAGTATGGCCGCCGCATCGAACGCGTGACGGGCAAGCCTGGTGGCATCGACGAGTTGACGGATTACGGGGCGGCGTTCCCATCGGAATCTCTGAAGCCGACGCAGGCCGCCCCCACGCAGACGGCCGGCCCTAGGGTTGGCGAGCGGCGCAAGGCTCCCGATGGTGGGCTTGTTGAGTATGACGGAAAGGGTTGGTTCAAGGTGGGCGGCTAGTGGGTCAGCGTCAGTACGTCTCAACCGATCCGAATTTTGGCGCACCTGTTGATCGGGCGCCTGAGAAGAAGTACGTCTCAATGGATCCCAATTTCGGGGAGCCCGTTGAAGTTAAGTCGAAGGCGCAGCGATTCGGTGAGAGCTTTGTCCGGAACGTCCTGCCATCCACCCGCGCTGCCGATTACGTGGAAGGCCCGATGTACGCCGCGAAGCATCCCCTCGATGCGCTCGGGTTGATCGTTAACGCCTTTATCGACTCGCACAAACAGCAAGCCGGGAAAACCGCAGAGGCCGCGCGTGGCATCGTGAATGCCCCCACACTCGCTGGGAAAGCCGGAGCCGCGTCCGAGATGTTGGGGCATGGCCTCGCCACGGTGCTGCCCGTGGTCGGGCCTGCCGCCGCGAATGCCGGCGAACAGATCGCCTCCGGTGATGTGGCGGGCGGGCTGGGCGCAACGGCCGGCATTCTGTCGCCACTTATGGGTCCGTCCGTGGCTTCTGGTGCAGGTAAGCTCACGGCTCCATTGCGCGAAATGGTGGCGGACAAGCTGCACACCAGCGCCATCAAGGGCGTGGAGAAAGCGATCAACCCGACGCGCGTGGATACAAAAGTCCGCACGGCGCGTATTGCGCCCGAGATTCTGGAGCGTCGCGTCACGGCCACGTCTTTGCCAAAGCTCGAAGCGAAGGCCGCCGAGAAGTCCGCCGCGGCTGGCGCGGACGTGGACGCCGCGTTAACGCCGCACGCGAACGCGACCACATCGACCGACCTCGTGACCGACGCGCTCGAGAAGGCCAAGGAGCCCTATATCGGCACTGCGACCAACGGCCAGAAAGTCATCAACGATCCGCAGCGCGTGAAGGCGATCCAGAAGCTACAGGACACGCTGACCGAATACGGACCGAACATCTCCGTGGAATCAATGGTGAAGTTGCGCCGGAACTTGGATCAGGTTGTGGAAGCCGGTAAGGGCTTCACGACGCCGAAGGCCAGCGTGAAGGCCTGGGCCGCGCGCGAAGGGCGCTCAGCGCTGCGTGATCAACTCTCGGCCACCGTCCCGAATCTTGACAAGGTGAATGCGGAATACAGCTTCTGGCAGACGCTGGAAGATGTGGCGCACGCAACGAATCAGCGGCGCACGGGTCAGAACGGGACGCTGCTCACCACGATTTCCGGCGGTGCCGGTGCAGTAGTCGGTGAGGCGTTAGGGGCCACAGCGACCACCAAGGGACTCGGCGCGATCCTTGGTGCCAAGACCTTTGCCAGCCTTAAGCGCCTGGTGGATTCTCCAGGCTATCGGCTCTGGTCGGCGGTGCAGAAAGAACGTCTGGCGGATGCCATCGCCGCACGCAACGTGCCGCAGGTGAAGGGGTTGATTTCGTCAGGACTCGATGCAGCCGGCACCACGAGCCGCGCGACGGCGCGCGTGAAGAATGGGCAAGTGGCGCAGAAGGACGACGCTACAGATGCAGAGCCGTCAGCGCCAATGTCAGCACGAGGCAGCCGGCAATGAGCACGAGCAGGCCGATCAGCAGATCGCGGTATCCACGGGCCGCGCGGAGCGGGAGGGATGGGCGGCGTTTCGGGACGAGCCGAAGCACGCGGGGCACGGGCCCATTGTAACAGACCGGGCGATAACGGGCCGACAGGGAGACGGGACAACATGGATTGGTCGCTGGTGCTTGGTATCGGAATGCCGTCAATGACGGGGCTCATCCTCTTAGTGCGGATGGAAAACCGCGTCACGCAGTTGGAGAAGGACCGGGACTCCGATCAGCGGTGGCGGGAAACCGTGACGCATTCATTGGATGAAATCTCCAAGAACCTCAACCAGTTGATCGGCCGCGATCTCGGGAAGTAAGCCGATGGCTCATGGATTAATCGTGTCCCATATTGAACGGAGCGTTCAGAGCTTTCGATGAATCTCACATCAAGAGCCGCGCTTCGAGAGGACGTGATGAAGGCTGAGGGCTTTCGCCAGTTTCCCTACTTTGATTGTTGTGGAAAACCCTATCGCCAATGCCAGTGCCAACGTCGTGGGAAGTTAACTATTGGCTATGGCCGGAACCTTGATGACGTTGGCCTATCACAGCTAGAGGGAGAAGTTCTTCTCGATCACGACCTCTTTAGTTCTGAACAACTCGCCGCGAAAGCGTTTCAATGGTTCCCATCATTGAGCGAACTTCGACAGCGGGCGATTACCGAACTCGTGCTGAACATGGGCCTCGCCACGTTTCGCGGTTTTCGGCAGACGATCCGCGCGATTGAAGTGAAACAGTTCAAGGCCGCCGCCGCGCATCTGCTGGAGAGCCGCTGGAAGGTTCAAGTGGGGGAGACGCGCTCCGGCCGCATCGCGAAGTACCTGCGAGATGGCGAGTGAGTGGAACCAAGCGGAAGATTTGCGCGCCGGGGCGAAGTTGCTCCGGCAGCAGCCGGAACTGACGCCGCGCGGGGCCGTGTGGACACAAGTGGTCTGGTTCGAGTGGCAGGGCGCTCGGGCGTATACGCAACTGACGATTCGGGACTGTAGCAGTGGCGTGAAGTGTGGGCACGGCCGCATCTGGCCGATGACCCCCGATGAGGATGGGGCATGAGCCTAGAGATTGTTCGGCAAGTGGATCGGGAGCATCCCGAACTGTTGCGGCAAAACATCAACGCAACGTGTTCGCAGTTCTCCGATTTTGTGGTCATCAAGCTGAAGCTGGCGGGCCATACCGCCTATCGCATGTGCAAGACCTCCGGCGAGGGGCAATACACCCCGCCCGGCTTCCAGCCGCGGCCGGTGGTGGGTTTGGATGGCAAGACCTACACCTGCACGGGCCTGTCGCACGATGCCATCTGGTGCGATGGCCAACAGTTCGATCTGATCGCGCAGGGCAACGATTCACCGGATCCGATCGGCATGCCGGGAATTCCGGTCTGGAACGCGATCCCCGCGCAGTATTGGCGTCCGCAGAATCCGCCGCTGAAGGATGAAGCGCCGCCGCCCCCGCCCCCGCCCGCGCATGAACCGTATCCCGGTGATGCCGCGTTCGATGCCGTGGGGATGACGCTCTTTGCCGATTACGCACAGGCCGGGAATGCGCCGGATGCCCAAATGGGCCGCTGGTTTGGTCGCACGATCTTCGACTGGCTGGCCAAGAACGAGCCCACGCTGGACGCCTCGATTAAAAAGCATCGCAAGGAATGGAGAGCCGCGCTCGGCCTGCCGCCGCTGTGAGCTCGTTCCAGACCCCGCTCATCCTCGAATACGGCGACGGCCACGAATGGCGGCTGGTGCAAGGCTTTCGCTACGACACCGATCTCGTCCCGTTGGGTGCAGTCTACGTGCCGGCGGGATTCGAGACGGACTTCGCCTCCATCCCAAGACCGCTCTGGAACATCCTGCCGCCCACTGGCGCGTACGGAAAGGCGGCGGTGGTCCACGATTGGTGCTACCGCAAGTCCGGCATTTCGCGTGAACTGGCCGACAAGATTCTCCTCGAAGCGATGGAGACATTGGGCGTCTCGTGGCTCACGCGCCATCTGATCTATCGGGCCGTCCGTGTGTTCGGCGGATCGGCCTATCAACCGAAGGTGTTCGCATGAGTTGGTGGAAACCGCTGCTGAAGTGGATCGGTAAGAAGGCGCTCGAATACGCGGCTGAAGAAGTCGCCAAGAAAGGGGCACCACGCGTCAGAAAGCGGCGGTGAAATCCGGGCGCCTAACGCTGTGTGCCTGTGGTGCGCCGCTGTCGCCGCGCTCGAGGACGGGCCGGTGTCGGCCGTGTTCCAAGCGACTCGCGCAACGGCGGTATGAGCGGACGGCGAAAGGCAAGGCCGCGCATAAACGCTACGCGCAGAGCGCGGGCGGGCGGGCGGTGTTTGCGAAGAATAGCGCCTTTCGCATTTTCGTAAATCGGCGGTATGTGGGGCGCGCGACATCGATCGCACGGGCCCAGGCGATCCAGCAGCACATCAGGGAGAGGACGAGTGCCTTTATCACGCGACAGCAGGCAAGAGCGAAAGCTGAAAGCGTTACGCCGCGCGCAGTTTCGACTCAAACAATCGCTTGAGCGCATCGACTGGGAAGAAGACACACTTCTGCCCGAAATCGAGGCGTTAAAGAGCGGGAAATCAGTCCTCGGCCTGCCGGACGGCGCGGCCTTCGATATTTGCATTGAAGATCACGATCCGGCCAAAGACGCGCACTAGCGTCATCAACGATCCGGGCACGATCACGGTAGCGCCGACGCGCCTGGTGGTGCGGTCGCGCCCGATGCGCGTGCTGGATTTCGATATTGAGAACCGGCCGCTGTCGTATCTCGGCTCGGACTTTACCACCGCGGAAGTGACCGCGATTGCATGGGCGTGGACGGACGCCGAAGAGGTGACCGTGCGGCTCCTGGGCGAAACGCCCCTCCTCAGCATCTTGCGCGAGTTTGTAGCAGCCTATGACGCCGCGGACATGGTAACTGGGCATTTCATCCTCGGCCACGACTTGCCGATGTTGAATGGCGCGCTGATGGAGTGCGGACTCCCGCCACTGGGTGACAAGTTCGTGCAAGACACCAAGGTGCATCTGATGCGCGCGAAGGGCATCAGCAAGTCGCAGGAATCCCTCGGCGCCATGTTTCACCTCGACGCGCCCAAGGTAAGCATGAATCAAAGCAAGTGGCGGGCGGCGAACCGGCTGACGCCGGAGGGCTTACGCGAGGTGCGCGAGCGCGTGGTGGGGGATGTGCGGCAGCACATGGAACTGCGCCGCGTGCTGCTTGATCGTGGCATGTTGGCCCCGCCGAAGATGTGGCGTTCGGGCGCGTCACCTGTCGAAGTGTATACGCCATGACGCGCGCCATCGCGGTGGTGGCAATCCTCTGCGGCGTCCTGCTGCTGTGGGGCGGGTTGGCGGATGGTGGTCCCGAGCGCCTGCGGCTCTCCGTCGTACCGGAGCGGACGCTTGTGACCGTCGTGGTGACGTTCAACCGCGTCACGGATGCCTATCGCTGGCTGAGTGTCTACGGGTGTTCGGCGGAAGTCACCGAAACCGGATCCTATTGCACGGGCGAGTTTGAGCGGGAGAGCACGGTGGAACTGTTTGGACGCAAGCAGGAATTGTTCTACTGGCGCAACCTGCCGGCCGGCACCATGCGCGTGACGGCGATGGCGTTTGATCACGACCATCGGTTATTGGCCTCGGGTGAAGTGACGGTGTTTCGTGGCCGTTGACCTCATCGCCGCGGTCACGGAGGAATTCGCCAAGGGGCGGATTTATGAAGCGACACTGATCACGGATGACGGGGCGCATCTGATGGGCCTCTGTGATCACGGCACTGGCGCGGTGACGATTGACCCCAAGGTGTCGATTGTCTCGACGCTGCTTCATGAACTGATTCATCGGCGGTTCCCAGACTGGCCGGAACGCAAAGTGGCGAAGGCGGAAATCCGCGCCTTACGCCAGCTCTCTCAACGCGATATTCAAATTTGGTATCAGCGATACCGCCGCGCCGTCCGCAAGCGCCGGCCGGTCGACGCGATCGATTACCAAGGGTAACAATCATGCCCGTCCAACCGGGGACGATCACCTGCACCAAGTGCGGGGAGGATCGACCCACCCTTATCCACGAAATCACCGACCCAATAGGTAAGCGCTATTACTGCTGCGTCTGCGGGCATGAGTTTCAAAGTTCTGAACTCTCCCCGCCGAAGCGGAACACGATGAAGGCGTGAGATCCACCATCCTGCTGGACGGAAGTTTTGACCCGTTGCACGCGGGACACGTCGCCTACATCCAAGCCGCCCGCCGCGCCTTCCCCGATGATTCTCTGGTGGTAGCCGTGGCGTCCGATGACGACATCCGCGCCAAGGGCCGAGAGGCGTTACTGGATCAACAGACCCGCGCCGATGTGGTCGGGCAGATTAAGGGCGTGGATTCGGTCTTTATCAAGTATCAACCCACCGAAAACGTGATTGCGGCCCTCCGGCCGTTGGCCTACGTGAAGGGGAAGGATTGGGAGAACCGACTCCCCGATGAGCAGGTCTTGGCCTGTTCGGAGGCGGGGACACAGATTGTGTTCCTGTCCGGTGAGACGCGGGATTCGTCCACGGCGCGCTTGCGACAGTGGGCGCTGAGGGATGCCGACGCCTCGCTGGATCGGTTGTCGCGGTTCATCGCGCACCAAGAAGCGGCACCGGCGCCGGTCTTCGACCAGGAGTACTTCACAGGTGAGTGGCGCGGTGAGCAGCCGTTTACCTACGAGGCCCGCAAGAAGATCGAAGGGCGGCACCCGAAGCTGGTGAAGGCCGTCTTCGACGGGTTGACAGTGCTGGATGTGGGCTGTGGGCCGGGTCATTTTGTCCGCATGCTGCGCGAGTTGGGGATGGACGCCGGTGGCGTGGATCCCTCTGATGCGGCGGTGGCGCTCTCGAATGGCCTCGCGGATCGCGTGGTGCGGGGGGATGTGGCGAGCCTGCCGCCGAAGATCGCCCACGTCGCCATCTGCCGCGAAGTGCTCGAGCATGTGCCGGTGTTGTCGGTGGGGCCGCTGGTGGCGGAACTCTTCCGCGTGGCGCGGAAATACGTCTACATCACGACGCGGTTTTCGTCTGATGGCGTGTTTGATGCCACCACGGATTTCGAGACGGATCCGACACACATCACGTGCCTGTCGCAGCCGTTCCTGCGCGCCTTGTGCGTGTTGAATGGCGGGGTGCGTCGCAAGGGGCTCGAACAGGAACTGGATCATATGGGCAAGGGCCGCGTGTTGGTCTACGAAGTCACCCGATGAGCCTGCGGTTTACCTCGGTTGTTTCGCTGCACACGAACCCGACCACCTGCGGCGTGGCGAAATTCTCGCAGCAGTTGGCGGATCGGCTCGGTGTGCCGATGGTGCCGTTGTCGCCCTTACCTGAGCGCTGGGGCGCCTATCCGCTGCTGTCGCTGAAGTGGGCGGAACTGCAGCCCGACGATCACACGTATACGCGGCATTACTGCTGCCCGCAATCCGCTGGCTCCTCGGCGGAAGTGATGCGGACGGCGCAGCCCAAGACCTACGGCGTCTTCTGGCATGACGCGGGCGATGCGTATGTGACCCAACACGCGCAGCACGTCTTTTACGGGGACCCGTCGCTCGGATCGCCTGGGTTGTTCTGCCCCTCGCTGTTGCCCACGAAGATACGCCCCGTCCGGCTGTTCACCTTTGGGATGGCGGGGAAGCAGCCGCTCGAGCAATACCGCAAGGTCAAGGCGCTCTTAGATGCCTCTGGGCAGCCGTATCACTTGCGCGTGAGTGTGGGCCTGCACGAAGGCACGGCGCTGGATCGCGTGGAGCGGCACTTTGACGAGTTGACCGCGATCATGGGGCCGGAGCACGTCACGATCCTCGGCATTATGACTGACGCGGCGGTATCGGATGAACTTGCGGCGGCGGATTATGTGCTGGCGTTCTTTGACCAGGGCGCGCGCGCGAATAACACCACGATCCACGCGGCGGTGGCGGCGGGGTGCGGCGTGATCACGAATTGGGACAGCAAGACGCCGCTGTTCTTCAATCAGGCCACCAAGAATATCGATCACCTGACCTCGTGGCCGGCGCGGCCTGGTGTGCAGCGCTCGCCCTATACCTGGGATGCACTCCTTCGACGGATGCGGGACGTATGCGACAACTCACGATAGGGCAGCATGTAATCACGGACGAGAGCCCCGCGTATGTGATCGCGGAGATCGGGCACAACCACGGCGGGAACGTGGAGACGGCCCAGAAGATGATCCACGTCGCGGCGGCCTGTGGCGCGCAGGCGGCGAAGTTTCAGGTGCGTGACAATCGGACCCTCTACAGCGACGCCCTACTGAATCAGCCCTACGAAAACGAGAATAGCTATGGCAAGACCTACGGCGAACACCGCGAAGCGCTCGAGCTGCGATTTACGGAGCTGTCCGCGTGTGTCCACGAAGGCACCACCTCGGGCGTGGATGTCTTTGCGACGGCGTTTGATGAAAAGTCTGCTGATCGCATTGTTTCGCTGGGGATGTGCGCGATCAAGATCGCATCCGGCGGGCTTACCGACCTACCTCTTTTGACGCATGTGCGATCGCTGGGCCTGCCGATCATTCTCTCGACCGGCGGCGGCACATTAAGGGACATCGACCGGGCGGTGGCGACGATCACGGTCAAGACAAGCCAGTTGGCGGTGCTGCACTGCACGGCGGCCTATCCGGTGCGCGACTTTACGGAACTGAACCTGAAGTGCATCCAGACGCTGCGGGACGCCTATCCAGAGCTCGTCATCGGCTGGTCGGGGCATGACTCGGGCATTGCGATGAGTGTCGCGGCCTACACACTGGGCGCGCGGGTGATTGAGAAGCATTTCACGTTGAACCGCGCGAGCAAGGGGACCGACCATGCGTTTTCGCTTGAACCCAGCGGTCTTTCAAAGCTATGTCGGGACCTGGCGCGCGCGCATGCCGCACTGGGCGACGGCACCAAGCGCTATCTCCCCTCAGAAGTCGCCCCCATCTCCAAGATGCGCCGGCGAGACACCCCAGGCGGACTCAAGATCACAGGACAGAGAGATGACATCACCGCAGCCTGACGGGCACACCCCGCGGCCCAGCATCGAACTCTTCGCGCCGAAGGAGTTGACGACGGCGCAGCACACATGGGGCCGCGAAATTCTTGTGTGCGAGATGCCGCAATTCATCGGCAAGATTCTGTTGATGAACGCGGGCGCGGCTGGCGGCTTGCAGTATCACCGCGACAAGGTGGAAGCATTCTTTCTTGATGAGGGGCAGGCGTTTGTCGATTACGACGCTGGAGATGGCAAGCTCACGCGGTTGGTGATGGCGCCGGGGATGACGGTGCAAGTCCCGGCCGGTGCGGTGCATCGGGTGACGGCGCTCACGGCCTGCAAGTTTCTGGAATGGAGCACGCCTGTCTATAACGATCGCGTGCGGGTCGAAGCGGACTATGGCGAACCGGAGCCCACGGGTGGACTTCCAACTACGTCCTGATCGTGACCTGACGATCCTGATCCCGGCGCGGGCGGGATCGAAGCGGATACCAGGCAAAAATACGAAGCTACTGGGGGGCAAGCCACTCATTGAGTGGTCTATCGAATCGGCCTTTGCCGCCAATCCAGAGCGCGTCATTATTTCGACTGATAGCAAGTGGATTGTGGATCATGTCACCGCGCCCGAGTCGATGAAGTGGCATATTCGCAAGCCAGAACACGCCACCGATGACTCTCCAGACATTGAGTGGGTGTTAGACGTGCTGCCGATGGTCGAGACGCCATATGTGGCCATCTGCCGGCCCACGTCACCCTTTCGCACGGCCAGCACGATCCGGCGCGGCTTTGCGCTGCTCGTCGCCTCCAATAGCGATTCCATCCGCGCGGTGGAAAAGATCACGTACCCGCACCCGGCAAAGATGTGGCGCGACAACGGCCGGGAGATCGTCCCGGTGATGCAGGGCTTTGACGAGCGCGGGACTCCGTGGCATTCGATGCCCACGCAACTGCTCCCAAAGGTCTACACACAAAATGCCAGTCTCGAGATGGCCCGCACGGGCGCCATCCGGCAGACACGGCGGATTAGTGGAGTGTCGGTGTCGCCCTTCTTCACCGATCCGACCGAAGGCTTTGACATCAACACGCCCGAAGACTGGGCGCGTGCGGAGGCTATCGCGTCAACACTGCGGTGAAGTTGAAATTGAGACAGACGCTCGACGTGGCCGTGAGCGTGATCCGCAGTTCTCTCCCGAAGAAGCCCCCGCTGCCAATCGTGGTGTAATTCCCGCCACAGGTGGGCTCGAAGAAGGTCTGCGCGATCCCTGAATTCGCCAGGGCTCCGGTGGCGTCAATCGTGGTTGGCCCCATCGGGACGCTCAGATTCCCGCAGCTGCCGGTGAAGACGATCGGGGCGATGTTGACACCCGATCCCGATTGCGTCACCGCGGTTTGCGCGGGACAGGTGCGGGAACTGGGCACTTCTGGCAGCGTGATCGTGACCTGCCCCGTATAGGTGCCAGCCACTTGGGGGATGGTGGGCGTGGGCGTGGTGGGTGGCGTCACGACCACAGGCGGCGGCGTGTTGACTACCGCAGGCGGTTGATTGACCACAACCGGGATCGGCGTGGGCGCAGTGGGGGCGTGAGAGCAGCCCGAGAGATAGACGATCACCAGCCCGGCCGGGATCACTGTTCTCCATTGCGACTCACCCCACCGATTCCATTGACGGCGGAGTCGGGTTCCTTCAATACGGCACACATCCCATCCCGATGGAATGCGATAACAGCGTCCAAAGATGCGGAAGATTTCGATCATTGCGCCACCTCTTCCCCGAAGAGCGTTTCCTGATCCTTCAACTTCACCGCCGCTGCAAGATTCTTCACCGCGCACTCGTAATAACTGGGCTTCAGCTCGAATCCGATGAACGCTCGGCCCAACTCAAGAGCAACGTGCCCCTCAGACCCGATGCCCATGAACGGCGAGAGCACCACGTCCCCTGGATTGCTCCATAGCTGCACACCTCGTCGGATGACATCTAACTGCAATGGGCAGATGTGCCGCTCGTCATCGTTGTCGCGCGCGTTACGGAACTGCAACGTGTCGGACGGGTTGATATCCATCCAGACCGGGGACGCATACCGCTGCCAGATATTAATGCTGTCTCGGGTGTCATCGCCAGTGACGCGAGGGCCGTCCGTGCCCTTGAAGTCGCGCAGTTTGCCGGCGACGGGCTCGGGGTTGTCGCCGCGCTTCCGCATGGTGACAAGGTAATCCGGCACGCCCTGCCGACTCATCGCGGAGTCTTTCATGATCTGCTTATGCAACAGCCCGAGCGCCTTGGTCCGCTGCATGGCGGTGACGGGGTCTTTCCATATGCACACTTCGGAATGGAATACGAAGCCCTCGGCCTCGAACATCCGGATCAGGTCGCCGCGGAAGTCACGAATCCCGATGACGCCGTGTCGCGTCTTGGACATCGGCAGGTTCATGCAGTGGAACGAGACGAGACGCCCCGGCATAATCACGCGGTGCAATTCGCGGACGAGGAACGAAAAGTGCTGTTCAAACTCCCCCTCTTCCTTTGAGTTACCCATATCCCGGTCGCTGTTGCTGTAGGTGTAAAGTGACGCGAACGGCGGCGAAAAGATCGAGTAGTGGATGCTGTTGTCGGCCAGCTTTGAGACGCCTTCGACGCAATCGCCCATATATGCTTGCCAGCCGTCGCCCTCAGTGACCTTCTCGGCATACGGCGTGACCTGTCGTTGCACTTGTTTCAACTGCTCTAACGTGTTGGCTCGCATGATCTCCACCATCGCCGACGCCATCGCGTCCGCGTCCTGATCTTTCCGTCGAAGGTTATCGATGACCGCGCCCTCGGCCCAGTCGTAGACGACATAGCATTGCACCGGCTCGGTCTGGCCGAAGCGCCAGCAGCGGCGGATCGACTGGTAATACTGCTCGTAGCTATGCGACATGCCCACAAAGACGACCTGATGGCAGTTTTGGAAGTTCATGCCGAATCCGAAAATTGATCCCTTGGAGACAATGACGCGGATCTTACCTTCCTGGAAGTCAATAGCCGATTGCGTCTTGTGCTCGTCGCTATCGCTACCGGACACTTCCACGGCGCCGTCAATCGCCGCCGTGAGAGCCGCGCTCTCGTCGTTCAAGTGGCACCAGACGATCCACTGGCCCGGTTGATTGGCGATCTTGGCCGCGGCATCCACGCGTGTCTGCAAGGAGGAACGCTGGACGGCGCGCTGATCGCTCAACGTCTGCGCCTGTTGCGGGAAAAGGGATGCTTGGCCCACGGCGTCGGTAATCAGCTCGCGCGGCGTCTCGACAATCACATCGCGCATCTCGAGCGGGGGCAGTTTAAAGGCCCCATCCTCATAGCCGAGGTCGGACGGCTTGCGAATGGTCACGGCCCATGAACACACCCACTCCCAAAATTTCTCGACCGCATGGCCCTTGATCCGCCATTTCGACGTGTCGCCGCCATCATGCACGAAGAACATCGAGAGCATTTCTTCGCGAGTCATAATGCCGACAAACTCGGCATGGTTCCCGAGTTCCATGTAGTCGTTCGGCGCTGGTGTCGCGGAACAGGCTAATCGATAGGGCGTCTCCTTGAACGCGTCGAGAATGGCGATCCGGGTCTTGCCGTCCATCGATTTCAGGATCGAGCTTTCATCCAGCACGATGCCGGCGTAGTCGTCAGGGTTAAATCGGTCGAGTTTCTGGTAGTTGGTGACGACAATCGTGGAGTCACCCGCAGACGGATGGGCCGAATACCGCACACCGGGGATCTTGAACTTCGCCGCCTCGCGCACGGTCTGATGGCTCACGGCGAGTGGGGCAAGCACTAGCACGCGGCCCTGTGTCTGTTTCACGACCTGATGCGCCCATTCCAACTGCACGAGCGTCTTCCCCATGCCACAATCGGCCCAGACACAGAATCGGCCCAGCTTCGCCGCGAGCGTCACGATATCCCACTGAAAAGGCATGAGCGTCGGCGATAGGCCTTTTGGCTCAAATCCGGCGGGCTGCACACGGAGCGCTTTACTATCGAGAAAGTCCGTATAGTTCATAGGACATGCATGTAACCATATCGGCAAGGTGTCTGTCAAGCCTCTTGACAAGCGTGCTATCCTTGCAGACATGGAATTGACCAAAGCAGAGCGCAGCGTATTGTTGTCGGCCCTGGGCCGGATGGGTGGCAAGGCAAGAGCGAAGGTGTTGGGGCCGGAACGCTGCCGCGCCATTGCCCTGAAAGCGTCGAAAGCGGCCAAAAAAGCACGGCAGAAAAAAACCCTTGACGGCAAGGTGTCGGCGGCATAGACTCTTGGGCATGGCACACACACACACCATCGCCTCTGATCTCTCTTACCTCGTCCTGTTGAAGCGTCAGGCCGAACAGGACGCCCCGCACGACTCCACGAGTCGCCGCCTGCATCGGGTGAGCGGCTATCGTCAGTTTATCCCTGATGTGGATGAGCGCGGGGATTCCGTGCGCGTCCGTCCGCTGCGCGTTGAAGAGGTGACCGAATGAGCATCCCGAATTTTGATCATCGTCTCGATGCCCCGGTGGATGAATCGCCGGTCGACGACGAATCCACCTTCCCCTGCGCCTGTGGTGATCCCGACTGCCTCGGCTACTACAGCGACGGCCCCGCGCTCATCAAGATCGGTCGCGCCTGGTACGCGTCGGAATGCCCGATGGGGAATCAACTGGATCAGATCGTCAGCGGTCGCGTGGCGGCATTGAAGGCGGACGAAAGAGCCGGCAAGTGAGCGGACGTTACATGTTGACGGTGACGTATAGCGCCCCTAATCCCGATTACCTGCCGCCGCCGGATGACCAGTGGGGATACAGCCGGGATAAGCGACTCCCGCATCAGGTTAATGAGTTTACGCAAACGGTGCTGAGCGTCGAACTGACTCCAGACCAGTGGGAGCAGTTGAAGCGCGACACCCTCAAGGCATGGGCATCCATGCAGGACGGCAAGCAATGACTGGCATTCAAGCGCAAGCGGACGCCGCGATTGACAAGGCGTTAGAGGCGGACTTGGCGGCGGCGATGCGTCGGAAGTTGACGCGGTTGTCGAAGGCGCAGGCGCTCGCGTGGAACCTGTTGAACCGTCACGAACAGATGGCGTTCCTGGAAGCCGTCGATCGATTGGAGGCCAAGTGATCGTCATTCTTCTCGCCTTGCTGTTCGCGTGGTCCTGGGTCTGTGTGACCGCGGGCCGGATCGTTGAAATGCGTCGGCAGTTGCGCCGACTGGAACAACTGGACGCGCAGGATATGAACGCCCGCGATGCGTGGGTTACTCAGATGGAACAAGGAGCAGCGTAAATGCCAGCAGTTGATTTCGGCGCACGGATGAAGGAAGCCGAGAAGCAGGGCCTTCTCAGCAGCGGGGACTATCTCAAGCTCAAGGAAGGCGCGAACCGCTTCCGCCTCGTCTCGGAATGCTTGGCCCACGAGGGCGAGTATCAGGGCAAGAAGAACTTCAAGTGGTTGTGCCTGGTGATCGATCGCGCCGATGGCAAGGTGAAGCCGTTCTTCATGCCCCACACGATCTACAAGCAGATCGTGGCGTTGCAGCGGTCGGACGATTACGCCTTCGACGGCGTGCCGATGCCCTACGACCTGACGATCAACGCGGACGGCGCCGGGACCAAGGAAGTCAAATACGCGCTGATGCCGGCGCGGAAGGAAAGCGTCCTCACGCAGGCCGAGAACGAAGCCATCACCGCGCACAAGACGGTGCAGGACGTGAAGAAGGCGCTGGACGAGAAGAAGGGCAACGGCAAGTCGTCGCAGCCGCACGATGACGATGTGCCGCATCCGGCCGACTCGGACGACGTGGAGCCGTTCTAATGCGTCTGCGCGTCCTCGACCTCGAGACGGCGGTGAATCCGAAAGCCTTGGACTGGCTGGAGCCGGTTAAGCCGGATGCCCGTCTGGTTGATCCCGTCAAGATCGCCAAGTCGATCGAAGAGAAGACCGCCGAGCGGAACGAGAAATTGGCGCTCGATTGGGATTGCTGTCGGATCGTCGCGCTCGGGTGGGTGGACGTGGGCTCTAACGATCCGTGGTGTGAAGTCTGCGAGAACGAGGACGAGGAACGCTCGGCGCTCACGTTCTTTTGGAAGACCTACAGCCAACGGCCCACGAAGCTCGTCACGTTCAACGGTCTGAAGTTTGACCTGCCTGTCCTGCTCACGCGCTCGATTGATCTGGAAGTGCCGCATCCAGAGATCAACCTGGATCGGTTCCGGTCAAAGGACTTGGACGTGTGGCAATGGCTGACCCGCAATGGCGCGCGGCAGTATCCGCACTCCCTGAGCTTCTACGCCAAGAAATACAACTTCACCACGCTGGACAAGGTGGACGGGAAGGACATCGGCAAGCTGGTGGAGGCGAAGGACTGGGAAGCCATCCGCCAGCATTGCCTGTCCGATGTGGGCCTGACTCATGCGGTGGCGGCTCGGTTGGGGCTGCTGCCGGCCGTCACGGCACCGGCACCGGAAGCGGTAGGAGCGCCGTTCTAATGGGGGCCGTCACTCATCGGTGCCAGTGGTGCGACTCCGATTACCCCTGCGACACGTTTGAGCAGGGCGAGAACGAGCACGGCCACGCCGTGTATCGCTGCGAATGCAAGTCCAAGGATGAATGCCCCGGCTGCTCACAGAATGGCGCGTGTGAGTCGTGCCAACGGCATCCGGCGATGGGCGAGCATCCGCAGCCGTGGCTGTGCGCGGAGTGCCTGAGCGAGTGGATCGATAACCACGCGGAGGTTGCGTAGATGGGCATCGACTACTCCGGCTTCGCCATCCCCAAGCCGCCGCCGCGCTGGAAAGACAAGGCCAAGAGAGCCGCCGAGAACACGCGCATTCTCAAAGCGGCCTACGCCAAGGTGGATGCCCGCGACTCGCATTGCTGCCGCGTCTGTCACAAGCGTGTGGGTGGGATCGGGATGCTGTATGCGGCCCATCACCACCACCTGGTCTACCGCTCACGGGGCGGTGAGGACGAGACGAGCAACATCGTGACGCTCTGTGTGGGATGTCACTCCGCGCAACACAACGGCGAGATTCGCCTGAGCGGGAACGCGGACAGCCGGAATCAGGTCGGCGTGTTGAACGGCGGG